CTAGAGCCAACAGATGTAATTTTAAGCCAGTCATTATCTGATGTAGACTCCTGATCTATGTTAAATGTTCTACTGCTTCCTGTTTGGTCTAGCCAAAAGTAGCCTCCTGCGTATCCGTCTCCATCGTAGGTGACAACATTATCGTCTCCATCAATGTCCATGTAATTAGTGGCACCATCTACATCTATAGATGCAGTAATGTTATTGCCACCACCTTGCACAGTCCAATCTAAATCTAAGCTTGCTGCTAGTGCAGTCATGGCATGATTCAAAGTCATGGTGTTGGTATTGCCTGTGACTTGTACGTTTACATTAGAACCATCAGCTCCAGTAGCGTTGGTCTCATCTGTACTCATATTGAACGTATTTGTGTCGCCAATAAATGAGAAGTAACCTGTGTAGTTATCTGCCCAGATGTCTCCTAAGAATTTATTGGTATTACCTTTTTGTAATATATCTAAGGTCATAGTTGCACCATCGATATCTAATGCAGTCATAGAACCAGCAGCTGCGTCAGCTCCACCAATGATGTTGCCACTACCCCCAACTTGTTCGATATCTAAATTAGATGTAGCACCTGACTGATCTATAAATATCTCGTTGTCAGCTGCATAAAAAGGTGTTGCTATTAAAAGCAACAATATAAGTAGTCTATTTGTTCTCACTTCTTTGCTCCCAATACCCTAGTTCTAACCCTTCGAGTATTGTTTCTAAGACCGCTGTTTCCACAGCAGCCTGTAATGCTATATTTACTGATTCATTTTCTACTATCCCGCTCTCAATTTCAACTAATTCAGTGTTGTTACTGTAGAACTTAAATACGTCTTGTGATATAGAAGCACTCAATACACTCTTGGTTACTAATACTTCTAACAAAACTTTACCTGTGCTCACTGAAACAGTGCGTAAGGAAACAGTAATACTGTCCTGCCTGTATTCTTTTGATGCACCTATACCAAGATACCTGGCCCCAGCTCCGCCACTCTTAACATTAGTTTCATAACCTATAACTCCACCTTGCATAAGAAGCCCTGCAAACAATAAAGGTTTAAGCTTTTGTTTTTCTTCGAAATTTTCTCTGGTTGTACGTATGAGCTGTCGTTCTTTAGTCAGATCGTCTAGGCCTTTGCGCTCTACTACATCAAAGAAGTTTGAATGTTTAAGCGCTCTTATTAAATAAGCATCGGGAGAGGAAGTAATAGCTGTACTAAAACTAGCGTACTGACTATTAGATCTACGTTGGCCTGTATTATCTTGAAAACTTTTTGCATAAACGGCAACGATAGGTTTTTTGACAGGGGGTCCAATGTCTTTAAGTCCTTGTACAATTAAAGAACTTACTTCTGCAGGTTCAATGTCCCGCATTGGAGGTATACCATTGTCTAATGGGTCTACAATTAAAGCACAGCTAGAAACTAAAAGAACCGAGAGGAACAGTAATTTCCGTTGTATTGCCTTCTTCATCTGTAATTATTAAAGTTACCTTATCGTCTTCTACCCTATATTCTATGGTATTACCTTCTAATTCTAAAACACCAAAATCAGATGAGGACTCACCAAATAAATTATCTACCAGCTGTCTACTGAGCTGTGCATATATTCTACTCTCTAGGTTACGTATGAACCTAGCTAATGTTGTGTTCTCTGCTTCTCTTTCTAAGTCTTCTTGATAGGCTCTAATCTCTTCTCGTACAGCTTCTATCCTGTTGAACTCTTGATTTTCTATAGTTAGATAGTGACTAGATGTATTCTGCCCTGAGAAACTAGGGCTTTTAAACTTGTGCGTCATTTCATCAGCTTGAACTGATAAAACAATAAACATAGTAAGTATGATAAAAGATATAAACAATATTTCGTCAGGTCGTTTAGGAGCCATCAATCTTTCCTTTGATCGTCTCTGTCAGCTTTAGCGATCTTATCTATATCAATAAGATTAGGAACTCCTAAGATTGTTTTAATCATAGTGTCTTGTCTAATGATTTCATTATCAAGTGATCTGATCCTATCTATCAATGCCACTAGTATTCCATGTTGAGAGTCTAGCTTGCCTCCTAACCTTTCTTCCATTGCTGCTATTTGTACTGCAACTTTTTCATCTAAGACGTCTAGCTTTGTTTCCATGCCATCAATAATTCTATTGATAAGTTTCCATATAAAAAAACCTAAACCTAGTGCCGCCGCTATAGGGAAGCCTACTTCATTAATAAATGTAACTGTCTGTTCCATATTCTTTTGTAAATTATACTCTTATTGGAACCATCTGCGAACTTCTCCAAGAACTTCGTTGCTGATCTTAACTTTACTCAATAGATTTTTAAGTATCTGTTCGTCAACTGTACCTTGTGATACTAAGTCTACATAGGTACAACTGCGTTCTTGACCAATCCTATGTATGCGGTCCTCTGCTTGTACCCTAAGTTCTAGGTCATAAGAGTTAGAGTAAAATATCATAGTGCTGGCTTCTGTTAATGTAATACCTCTACCACCTGTTTGTGGGTTAGATACAAAATATCTAAGTTCACTGTCAGGATCCTGGAACTTTTCTATAATATTTTGTCGTTCGTCCTGAGGTGTTTTGCCGTAGTAAGATGCTACAGAGCCTTGACCAAACTTCTCAGTAATAGCTCTTTCTAATTCTTGTATATCTGTCTGGAAGACGGCAAAGATTACAACCTTACCTGACGTTTCTTCTAATAGATCTAATACTGCTTGCACTCTGTTGTTCTTTAATATGATTGTCTCGCCATCCTCATTACGTAAGCTACCTGCTACTACTTGTTGTAGTCGCATAAGCTGAGTAAGTACGTTCATAGTCGAAAACAATTCATCATCTAATACCATTAATGCTTCACGTTTCATTGTGCTGTATGCTTTGCTCTGCTCCTCTGTAAGTTCTACATGCCTTCTTACATAAACTTTCTCAGGTAAGTCCAAGCATTCATCTTTTATCTTACGTATAGAAAAATCCCTAATCGATTGTTGTAGTTCTTCTAACTTTTGAAAACCTACTATCTGTTGAAAGGCATGTTGCCCCATTTGTTTACGTTGAGTTATGGCATACCTGGCTTGAAAGGCATAGAAACTACTGAAGCCTAATAGGTTTGGTGATAAAAAATAACATTGTGAATACAGATCAAGAGGTGCTTTTGTTATAGGAAATCCTGTAAGTATTCTTCTGTAGTCGGCTAATGGTGCTAACTTAATAAGATGTTGTGTGCGTTTGGCTTTTGGATTCTTAATCGTAGTCGATTCATCTACGGCCATCATTACATCATGCGTAACCATAAACTCCTCTACAAATTTACATGCCTTGACTGTAGCAAAAGCTTCTACATTGACTAAAAAAATATTAAGTGTGCCTTCACTAGGTTCGTTAACCATCGTCTTAAAATCATGTAACCATTTTTGTGTGTGGTTTGGTTGCCATACTAATACGTTACGTTCTATGCGATCAGGTAAATGTTTATTTACCTCGTTAATATCCCAATTACGTAAATTACCTTTAGGCGACACAATCAATAGCCCTGATATTTTACCTTCTTCAAATAAAATGCCTGCGTTGTCTAGGAGAATTTTTGATTTGCCTAAGCCCATTTCCAAAAACAATGCAAATAGGTTACGATGATAACTCTCTTGGAGAGTTTCTAACTGATGTTGATATGGTTCGCTCTTGAATTCGTAGTTTGTTATTTCCATAAGTCCCGTCCTTTATTCTTCGTTATATATTCAAACACATCTTAAAGTGTTGCAATGTATTATATAGATGGTATAGTGCATTGGCAACTTTAAGTTGATAACGAAATAAAGAAGGAGTGAGCAATGACAAATATCAAAGATCTTTTTGAGAAAAGCACAACAAAAGCAGTAGAGGAAATATCAGAAGACTCTATCAAAGACCTCAGTGAATTATGCCAGAAACTATTAAGAGTAGAAGCAGAGGTTGGTAACACAGAAGAAAGACTAAAACGTTTGAAAGACCAACAAAGGGAACTTTCAGAACAACTCATACCTGACAGACTGACACAACTAGGTGTGTCGGACCTTAAACTAAATGACGGTTCACGTATATCAGCTGAACCATTTTACAGTGCCAGAATATCTGTAGCGAATCTAGAAGAAGCGCACAACTGGTTACGAGATAACGGACACGGAGACATTATCAAAAACACTATGACACTTTCGTTTGGTCAAGGTGAAGATAGTCTCGCAAAAGAATTGGTGGCATTGTGTAAATCTGAGGGTTTTGTACCTACAGAAAAAGAAGCAGTGCATCCAAGCACCCTGAAGGCATTTGTTAAAGAACAAATAGAATCAGGTAACGGTGAGTTTGACCAAGAGATACAGAAAAAGTTTTCTGTGTACCTCGGCAAGCGCACTAAAATTAATCGTTGAACGAAGAAAGAAGGAGAAAAAAATGGCAACGAAGAAAGAAGGAGAGGGGACAGCCTTAACGTCCCTATTTGAAAACATCGAAGAGAAAGGTTTCGGAGATGTAGGTGCGGAAGACCTCAAGACTCCGCGTATCAGCATAGTGCAAGCAATGTCTCCGCAAAGACAAAAAGCCAGCGCAGATTATGTTGCAGACGCAGAGGAAGGAGATATCTTCTATTCAGGAAACAGTACCTGTGTAAATGGAGACAAAGGTCTTTCATTTTTACCTGTCTACTATAACAAAACTTTAGTCGAGTGGCGTTTGCGTGAGAAAGGTGGAGGTCTTGTAACCGTGCATCCTGCAGATTCAGATCTATTGAATCGATGCCAACGTGATAGCCAAGGTAGATTAGTTACGCCAAGTGGGGAAACCCAGCTGACGACAACTGCTAATCATTATGGTTACGCGCTTATTGATGATACACCCCAAAGGTGTGTTATTAATATGACTGGTTCACAACTTAAACACTCGCGTAGTTGGAATACCCTGATACAGGGAACCAAACTGCAAGGTGCAAAAGGAGCTTATACTCCACCTGCATACTCGCATTGGTATCTTCTAAAGACTCAAGTGGAATCCAATGATCGTGGGTCGTGGTATAGCTATAATATTACGCAGGAACGGGTATTGGCCGAGAAAGAAATCGACCTCTTTAAAGAGGCAGAAGAATTCTCTAAGTTTTGTTCCGATGGAGGAATGGACCAGTTACCTGGTCAGAAGACCTCCACAATAGAAGATAAGTCTGGGTCCAAACAGGATTGGGAAGACTAACTTCATTAAGCTCCAGCATTCACTCACTCAATGCTGGAGCTTTCTTTTTGAGTACGCATGGAAGAAATCGCAAATAAATTTAAGCAAGTATTCTCAGGATTAGAGAGAGCTCACGGTATATATGAAATCACGGGACAAAAGAACACCGCGAAAGGTGTTAAGAAAGACGGCAGAGGACGGACACTACAAGAGCCTTTGACGGTAGATCTTTGGGAGAGACATTTAAAAGGAGACCTGTCTATTGGTGTAATACCATTGACTGATGATGAGACTTGCAAATGGGGTTGTATAGACGTTGACGAATACCCCATAGATACAAATGAAATACTGCAAAGGATAGAAGAAATGAATCTACCTTTGTTGCCGTGCATGACTAAATCAGGCGGAGTACATTTGTTTTTATTTACCAAGGAACCGATATCAGCGTTTAAGTTCCAATCTAAACTAGAGGAGATAGCAGCAGCTATGGGAAGAACAGGAGACGAGATCTTTCCTAAGCAATACGAGTGGTCTAAACAACTACCGAAAGAAAACCAGACAGGCAACTGGTTAAACATGCCTTACTTTGCAGGAGAAGACACAACAAGATACGCACTAAAACCTGATGGGGAAGCTGCGGACATAGAAGAATTTTTTGATTTAGTAGATAAAGTATCTATAACCGAAAGACAGTTAGATAGTTTTATAGCTGTAAAGAAAAGCAGAAAGAAACAGATTACTAAGCAAGGCAGTATGTGGGATGAGGCCCCACCTTGTTTAATACACATGAAACTTAACGGAATACCTGAGGGTATGCGTAACAATGCCTTACTTAATTATGGTGTGCTCTTACGCAAAGTGCATCCTGAAGGAGAGGAATGGAAAGACAAACTCCAGGAGATAAACAAAACAGTTTGCACAAAGGCTCTGTCTCACAGTGAGCTTAATACAATTATACAAAGCTTAGAAAAATCAGAGTATAGATACCAATGCGGTAAACAACCTTTGGTAGATTTTTGTCAGAGTGGTATCTGCGTAACTAGAAGATATGGCATTGATGCATCTGAGCGTGATCCTAACTTTGGTGGCTTGCGTAAGTATCTAACTGATCCACCGCTTTGGCATTTAGATGTAGACGGTAGAACAATTGTTTTAGATACAAAGCAACTGCATAACTTCTCTATGTATCAACAAAGATGTATGGAGGTTCTTAATATATGTCCACCTGATGTAAAGAAAACAGATTGGGTAGCCAAGTTAAATGCTTTGCTACAAGACGTACAAGAAGTAGAAGTCCCTGCTGATATGACAAAGCAAGGGTTACTACAAGAAGCTATCTATGAATTCTGCAGACTGTCTGAGTCTTCTTCTAGATTATCTATCGCATCTAATGGTGTGTTTAGATACGAAGAGGACAAGACTAAGCAGTGGTGGTTTACAGGTAGAGATGCAGTGATCTTTATCCAAGAGTTTAAGAAGATGCGACACATAAAAGAAGCAGAGGTATTTACTGAGCTTAAAAACATGGGAGCTACAAACATAGCTAAATACATCGACAGGACTGTTGGTAACAAAAAGATTTGGATGCTAGACATATACGAGATAGATGAAGATGCTGTTGACTCTAGTGACTTTAAATCACAAAAGGAGCCTTTGGCATGGGAATAAGTAGAGAAGAAATTTCTGGGTACGTAGAAGAATTAGGTATAGATGGCATTTTGTTAGCAGATGGATTAGAGGATGCTTTTATAGGTGTGTCGTGTGGTTTTGGTCCGAGTAAAGCTGTGTATGACTGGGATAAATGCGTAGAAATATTTATGACTAGAGACAAAATGACCTACGAAGAAGCTGTTGAGTGGATAGACTTTAATGTAACAGGTGCTTATGTTGGAGAGCAAACACCAGAATTTATATTTTTATATGACAAACGTAACTAAATACTTTGGGCCTCCTGGAACAGGAAAGACTACAACTCTTATGAACATTATAGAGAAGAGTCTTGATGAAGGCGTTGCACCTGAGAGGATAGCGTTTATATCTTTTTCTGTAAAAGCAGCTGAGGAAGGAAAGAACAGAGCGAATATACGATTGGGTCTGGGCTTTGATGAGATGCCTTACTTCTGTACGAGCCATGCTTTCTGCAAAAGAATTATGGGTATATCACAAGTCATGGGTGGTAGAGATGTATTTGATTTCTTAGAAGATTATGAGTTTAACCTTACTAAGAAGTATGGAACAAATGCGAGAGGCCTGAGGTCCGTGGTCCAAGATCCCTACTTCGATATCATAGAACGTGCGAAGGCTAACTGTTGCACATTAAAAGAAGAGCGATTGTCTTTAGAGAAAGAACAACGTAAAGGAGTTGTAGTCCACATGCTAGAACCTATAGCAGAAGCTTGGGAGTCGTTTAGACTTTCTAGAGTACCTGTTGTCTATTCGTTTGCTGACATGATAAACAAATTCCTAGACGATGGTACGGCTCCTGAATTAGATCTATTAATTGTTGATGAAGCTCAAGACTTAGCAGAACTAAACTGGAGGCTTGTAGAAAAGTTAGCTTTGAATGCTAAAAAGACTTACATAGCTGGAGACGATGATCAGGCTATTTACGAATGGAATGGAGCAAAGCCACAGCGTTTTGTAAATTACGTAGGCGAAAGCATTGTGTTAGATCAGTCCTATCGTATACCTGGCAAAGTACATCCTATAGCTGAGCGTATATCTAAGCGCATAATTTCTAGAGAACCTAAGACTTATAAACCTAGAGAAGAATCAGGCACAGTCAGTAAGGTCAGTTCAGTAGAACTATTGCCTTTGCGGGAGGGTAACTGGCTCGTGCTTGCTTCTTGTGACTATATGTTGACGGATGCATCTAAGGGATACAACGTCAGAAAGTATTTGATAGACAATGGTTTTGCTTTTGCTCACAACAACTTTCGTTATATACCTAGAAAGATGAGCATGGCTATACAGATTTGGGAGAGACTAAACAATAAAGAAGAGATCACGTTATCAGAGCTTGATGATCTTTATGGGTATTTAGGTAAGACAGGAGTGAAGAGAGGATTCATCACACAGGTTTCACAGGCTCCGAACCAAGGGCAGTCGTTATCACTGCAACAGATTATAGATAACTATGGACTCAAACCAGAATGTCTTGGCCAAGAATGGCAGACTGTGTTTGATAAAACGATAGACGTAGAAAGAAGAAGTTTTATAGAGAAAGCATTAAAGAACAAAGAAGATTTATTAGGAGAACCACGCATTGTCATTTCGACTATACATCAGGCAAAAGGTGGAGAAGCGGAGAACGTAGCTGTGTACTTAGACTTATCTAAATCACAGAAGCGGACTTCTATGTTACAACCCGATGGGCTACACAGACAGTTCTATGTTGCGATTACACGTACAATAGAAAACCTATATCTGATACAGGCCCAAGATGATTATTACAGGTACGTTATATGAGTTTTGTTTACAAGCCCCCAACGGAGTGGATACCACCCGATAGTTTTCCAACAGAGAAATTATGTCAGGCAACAGAGATTGCCATTGACCTTGAGACTAGAGATCCAAGTTTAAAAGAACTAGGACCAGGTTACATTAGAGGTGATGGCGAGGTCGTCGGTATTTCTTTTGCAATAGACGGTTACGAAGATTACTTTCCGTTTGCACATGAGCAAGGATTTAACTTTTCTAAAAAGAAAGTTATAGAGTTTACTAAAAAGATCTGCGCTACAGATAGTGACAAGATATTTCACAACTCTAGTTATGATGTTGGTTGGTTGACACGAGAAGGTGTGCCTATCAATGGCAGGATTATCGATACGATGGTCGTTGCTCCTTTGATTGACGAGAACCAATACTGGTATTCATTGAATGCATTGGGTCGCGAATACATAAATGAAGGCAAGACTGAGGGAGAGCTAAATGCTGCTGCGGAGGAGTGGGGACTGGATCCTAAGGCTGAGATGTGGCGGTTACCGTCAGCTTATGTGGGTACTTATGCAACACAGGACGCCGCCCTCACGCTTAAATTATGGAATCACTTTAAGATTTTATTAGAAGAACAAAACCTATGGAACGTGTTTGATTTAGAAATGCGAGTGCTTCCTGTCATTCTTGCGATGAAACAAAAGGGTGTTCGTGTTGATACAGACAGAGCTCAGTCATTAAAGAAGCAGCTCATTAAAAGAGAGAAAGATATCGTTCAACAAATTAAGGATGAGTCAGGTGTTCCAGAACTACAACTGTGGGCAGCCAACTCATTAGCAAAAGTATTTGATGCAATGAACCTTACGTATCTTAGGACACCAACAGGAATGCCTAGTTTTACAAAAGCTTTCCTGGAGAACCACTCTCATCCTATAGCTAATTTGATACGCGAAGCTAGAGAAGTAAACAAGACACACAGCACGTTTATTGATTCCATACTAAAACATGCACATAACGGAAGGATACATGCAGAGATACGTCAGCTCAAAGGTGAGTCAGGCGGTACAGTCACAGGTCGGTTGTCCATGAGCAATCCGAACTTACAACAAGTGCCTGCACGTAATAAAGAGATTGGCCCTTTGATTAGATCTTTGTTCTTACCAGAAGAAGGAGAGCTGTGGTGCTCTGCTGACTTCTCACAACAAGAACCTAGAATACTGACACACTATGCTAGTAGATCTAAGTACGACGGAGCAGATGCTATTGCTGAGGCGTACCATGCTGGTGATGCAGACTTTCATCAAGAGGTAGCTAACTTGGTAGATATTGACAGGAAGACAGCAAAGACAATAGGACTTGGCATCATGTATGGCATGGGCAAAGGTAAGTTAGCAGATCAGCTAGGCGTTACTGTAGACGAGGCATCAGAGATCTTAGCTAAGTTTAATACCTATGCACCGTTTGTCAGGCAGTTAGCTGACTCGGTTATGCGTAGTGCAAACTCAAAAGGTTACATCAAAACGATACTAGGGAGGCGCTGTCACTTTGATATGTGGGAGCCTTTGAAGTATGGAACAGGTAGACCGATGAAACACAAAGAAGCCGTGCATGAATATAACGGCGAGATCAAAAGAGCGTTTGTCTACAAAGCGTTAAATAAACTAATTCAAGGTTCAGCAGCAGATATGACTAAGCAGGCCATGGTCCATTGTTATGAGGCGGGTTACCTTCCGCTTTTGCAAGTCCATGACGAGCTGGTGTTCTCTATAAAGTCTGACGAAGATGTAGAAAACATCTGTCGTTTAATGGAGGAAGCTGTAGCTTTGGATGTCCCAAACAAAGTTGATGCTGAGATTGGAAAGAATTGGGGCGACTCAATGGAAGCTAAGAATAATTGAGATATATCTTAGATTGTAATGTATAATGTTATCTACAGGAGTAAAAATGGATACAACTAAATGGAAAAGCGTAGCGATACGTAAAGAGATTGTGGAAGCGGCTGCTATTATCGGTGAAAAAACTGAAAGGCCCACCAGTAATGTGTTTGCGTATGCGGTAAAAAGATTACAAGATGATCTTGAAAGCGGACGCTTGAACGACGTACCTAAGGTTTAATCATGAAACATGAAATACTGTACGAGTCTCCGTACGAGTACGGTGTGTTCTCCAGCGAAGATAGACGCAGCGGTCGGTTCTACGACTGCAACGGAGTAAAGCTCCCGTCTGTTACTACTATATTATCTGGCACTAAAGAAGGTGACTTCTTGAAGAAGTGGATAGATAAAGTAGGTGAGGAAGAAGCTGAGCGTATCAGAACAGAAGCTGCAACTAGGGGATCGTACATGCACGACATCCTGGAGAAGCAGCTAGTTAACGGTGGCATCTGGGATTTTGTACCTAGAAACGCAGAAGAGAAACGTGCTTACAAAATGGCTTGTACTATCATGGACCAAGGGCTACCTAACGTATCACAAGTGTATGGTTGTGAGATATCTTTGTACTACCCTGATCGCTATGCAGGTAAAGCTGACGTGATTGGTGTACACAATGATGATCTGTCTATCATGGACTTTAAACAAACCAACAAACCTAAACGCAGACAATGGGTGTGGGACTACTTCCAACAGTTAGCTGCTTACGCACTTGCACACAACGAGCTGTACGGCACAGACATACAGAAAGGTGTAATCATGATGTGTTCTGTAGACTGCCTATACCAGGAGTTTATTCTTGAAGGTGACGAGTTTAAGAAAGCTGCCGAAGCTTGGATGGAACGCGTAGAAAAGTTTAGTCTTCCAGATCTAGAATCCCAAGATTCTCTTCAAGATTCCTAGATAACTCTGGGTTTCCTGTAAGAGAAACTTTTTGTCTTTCAATCAGATCGTACTTACGATCAAGTTCTGATTCAGGCCATCTTCTAGAAAGTCTAAAGTCTTCTGCTTTTTTCTCAAAGTTTTTAACTGTACTTTTTGGAACAGGCCAAGCAGTAAAGATACCTCTTTCAATATTATCGTAAAAGTCTTTTCCTGCTCCTGTCCTTTGCACAAAACTTTTTAGTCTATCTTCGTATACGTCTTGGTTTACATCCCATGTTTTTAAAGCTTGCAGCTCAAAATATAAACCTTGTTGTATTTGGAACCAAGAACGTTGTGCATCTTCCCAATCCTTTATAACATCTTCTTCGGTTAACTGTTCAGCTGATGCGTATTCTCGGTTTAAGTTTTGTTTAGTATATTGATTAAATTCTTTTACTCTATTAGATATAATAAAAGGCATTGATACATCAGGGTTTACTTCTGAATTTGAGAATCCCATTAATTTTGCTGCAGCTCTTACAAATGGCATAGTTTTACCATAACGATTTAAAGCTGCATCTCCCTCTTGCAAAGACCATATTACATCATTAACTTGCCTATAAGCTCCAGGTCCAGCTTTGTTAAACGCATACTCTAACCCTGTAGTAAATTGATCTGAAAAATCATCTTGTTCGTTCCAAATAGGTTTTATATTTAAAGGATTATCATCGTTTTGGTTGTTTATTAAATCTAAAGCTAACTTAGCAGAAATACTTTCTTGCATGTACGTTTCGGTGTACTCAGCAATAAATTGACCCATAGCTTTTCTTATAGCTGCTGGGTCTCCTTTGCCACGAGTTTCTCTTAAAGTGCCTCCTATAACGTTATAGAATTTACCTATTGCTTCGTAAGGGAAAAAATAATTTGTGTTTAAGTAAGGAGTTTCTTTTCCTTTTGGACCCAACCAAATTATTCTATCTCTATCTTGATAAGGTGCTATAAGCTCATTCGCAGCATAAGTATCATCATCGTCTACATTAAAGATTGTCTGACTTGCTTTAGCTAACGCTGCAACTAATCCATGTGTTGCTACGTATCCACCAATTGCTCGTTCTTGAGCACGTTGTAAAAATGGATTAGATGGCAGCTCTATGCCTTGAGCAGCAGCTATAGCTTGTATTTCTGGATTAGGTGAGTAAGTTCCCATTCTGTAAACTAATTGAGCAGAGTTAGCAGTCGTTCTAGCTATTTCTGTAGGGAAAGCTATAAAGTTACCAATTGGGAGATTTGCGTAATACTCTCTAAATTTACCTACATAATCATAGTTAGGCATAGTATTTCTAACCATGTAAGCTGATACATGATCTATGTATTTATCTAAGTCCGTAACATTTCTTAAAACTGTTCCTTGGTCTTGAACATAGTTAGAAAGTTTTTCTGTAATACCACTTTTTGTTTTTAAACTTTTAGAAAAGTCTCTTAGCACTCTAAGTTTTAAATCGTCAGAACCTCCTATGTTATCTACCATATCTTTAAATTTTCGTCTTTCAGATAAGAACGCAAGTATTTTAAAGAAATCATCTGATGCAGCATACGCTCGTCTAGCTCCTCTATTTAAACTTAACACGTAATTATCAAATGCTTTACCTGGACCTGTTTGGCCTAAGCCATATAAAAGATTACTTATTTGTTCAATAGATTTAAAATTTGTAGGAGAGTTTGCTACACGAGTAAATACACCTAAAGCATCGTTCGCCCTAACTTCTGTGTTAACAATTCCAAGTTGTTGCATGTATCCCCAAGCTGAATTGTATTCATCAACGTTACCTGAAATTTCTCCTGTTTCAGGGTTGTATTGCACATTGCCGAATAAATCATTACCAATTAACTGTATTGCGTTTTGTATTTCACCTTCTTTACCAAACATTCCTCTAAAATGTCCGTTGAAACCATACATAATTCCAGCTCCATACAGGTTTCTCATTTGTGTACCAGGACTCAATACAATAATTCCGTATTGAGTTATAGCTTTTGCTGTGCCAAACGTATTTGCAAGGGCGTTAAGGATTGCGTCTTCTCCTCTTATAGTTCCCCCTGACAAAGCTTCAGCCATAGTTTTTGTAGTGTAAAATCCTTCTAAAGGATTAAACTCATCTCCTGTTTCTATCTTAATAGGGTATTCTTTGGTAGCCACTGGAGAAAACCATTGCTCTCCTGGTAATTCACTAAGTCTTTTAACCTCTTGAAAAAACGTAGCATTCTCTACAGTTCTAGCCATTCGTGCAAAAGAAGTTGCAGCAATCAGTTCAGGTTCTTTTATCTCTCCCAACAATTGTCTTACAGCGTAAGGTATTTCGCCACGTTGAGTTAACAACTTGTTGATTTTAATATCTGCTTTTTCGCCTTTATTTTTTCCTTTTAATAAAGCAGCCATTTTTGAAACGTCTGTTGCACTTTCGTACAAAGATCTATCTATCCATTCGTTTACTGCTTCTTCGGCTCTTTCTTTTCTTATTTCAAGAGCACGACTTTCTACTTGTTCATTAGTTGCAACTGAGCCTAACTCACGTCTTGCATCAGATCTATAATCAGGCATTCTAGATCTAAACTTATACTCCATAGAAATTACTGCTTTATTATACAAATCTGTCATTGTCCTATTAGGCACAGTAGTTTTAGCTCCTACTTTTTCTGCAACTTTAAAAGGCAAGTTTTGTATAGATTCAACCATCATCTGGCCTTTTGGATTCCAGCCTAAATTTGGAGAAAAGAATTTATATGATCTTGTTACATAAGTGTTTAAATTATGTTCTACCACAGCGCTTAAATTTGGATCTAAACTTTCTGGAGGTATTTCTTTTAAAAGTCTTCCACTAATAGCATCAATACCTTTTCTAATTTTAAGTGCGGGTTTTCTTAATGAATCAGGCAATTGCCTTGCAGCTACTTTAGTTGTTTGTATGTCTTGCAATTGTCCTTCTATAAATTCTATTTCATCGTTTATAGAATCTACTTCATTTTGCGACAATTCGTCTCGTCCCTCTACTTTTTGAGTTTCAAGATCAGCTAAGTTTTTTTCAGCTACTTTTCGTTCTTCGGCTGTAAGTTCTATACGCGCGCCTGTTTGTTGTAGAAAAGCCATAATTAATTTATCAGCTTCTGCTTTAGTTTTGATATCGCCTCGTCTAACTGCTTCCGCTATAGCTTGCTCTACTTCTAAACCTAAGTTCTGCGCTTTTGTTTCTAGTGCTCTAATGTTTGTTATTCTTTGACGAGACCTACTGCCAATTAACAAACCTGTAGGCATTAACGGTCTTATGTAAGAACTAAAAATCCTAGACAAAGCGTTTCCTTGAAATTGCGGTGCAGTGCCTAATGGCATTTCAAGAGAAATTAATCTTGGGCTTGAATACACACTATCTATTTGGCTGCCTTCAAAAACTTCGTCTATAGTTTTATTTGCAAAAGGACTATCTGGAGATACCTCAACACCATCTACTTTAAATACAGAAAGCTCAGCACCACGTTTAGTTGTTTGCTCAGCTAAACTCATACCTTCTTCTATACCTTGTCTTTGAAAACCTATTGTTTTTACGCTACCGTCTGGCTGCTCAACCATCATTTCTGCTCTTAGTGCAGTTCCTTCTGGTCTTATAACATCTATGTATTGTGGTGTTAATACAAAAGGAACAGGATTACCGTCTTCATCAAACGATACTTGTGTTAAATCTATATTTCTACTTCTATTTGCTCTGTCTCGAACTTGTCTTTGTAAATCAACAACAGCTTGTTGTTCTGCTAGTTTGTTAGCTAGTTCAGATTTAGACATACGTTTAGTCATTTCTGAATTTGCAGTAGGAACAGCTTCTGCTACCGCTATTCTTAACTCTTCTATTGTATAAGTTTGTTCAATATCACTTACATAATCTCTAAACTCGTTGATACCTAATTTCCATGCAGGGCCTTGTCGTTCTCTTAACAAAATATTTGCACTCGCATTTGCTAAAGCTACACGATCTTCTTGCCTAGTTTCTGTAGTACCAGGTGTAAAACTTAATTCGCCTTGTCTGTTTGCCCATATTGAATATGCTTCTTGTGTACCAAATTCTTCTAAAATGTAAGCGTCTAATTCTTCATCCGTCATTTGATCTAAAGTAGCTTTCTGCTCATCAAAAACTTTTTCGGGATTATAGTTAGAAAGTACATTGTCTATCATGTAGTCTCTAATAACTTTTTCTTGGTTTTTAGCTCTTACCGCTTCTACAAGTTTATTACGTAAAGACTCTCTACTTTCTCCTGGTATCACTACACCTAGTTCTAAATCAGGACTATTAACTATTATTTCTCTAAGTTCGTTAGCATCTAATTCATCTAAGTCTGGTGCAAGAGAATTAAGTTCTGCTTGTGTTAAGGCTTCTGTTTTTTCATCATTTACATTACGTTCTTCTTCGGTAAGTTCTTTTTGAAATTTAGTGAACTTAGGAGTAGACATTCTTCCTGCTGTAGCAAAAATAGTTCCTTCGCCAATAGCTTCACCCATTACACTTTTTGCTAAACCTGTACTTACATCTAAGTTAGGATCAATATTATTTTTGACCATTAAGTTTTGTGTGACTGTATCTACTCCCCCTATGCCACCTTGTAAAATAGCCTGTGTTATATAGTGCTTTAATATCGGTTGGTTTAAACCCACCAACCCAGCAGGGACACTAGCTGCATTTATAATTGCACTTATCCCTGATTTTTTTAATGCGTACTTATCTGCTCCTGCTTCATCATCAGGATTTTTTTCGAGATACTCGTAGTAAGCGTCTCCGTAAGTTTGAGCAAAAACAACAGAACCACCGCCTACAGCTGCTGCTGCTAATGCAGCGTAAGGATTACCTGTAGCCATAAGTGTAGCTCCACCTGCCGCCCCTGCCCCTGCTAGAAAAGGAGCTGAGCCAGGTATTACTTCACCTATAGTTGCTGCCCACCATTCTGGTTCAGCTATGTTTTTAAATTGTTCTAGTCCTTCTTCGCCATACTTAGCTTCGTACGCATATTCACTAGCTTGTTGTTCGTTTATGTCGGCCCTTTGTCGTAACTCTTTAGCATAGTCGTCATGGCCTCTACCCTCTTGTGCTACAGCTCTAGTTTCTTGCCAATCTCCTATACTCGCTTGTGTACTGCCGTACAAACTGTCATAAAACCTTTCTGCAAGTAAAGCTGTTTTAGCAGCTAAAGGTAAAGGTAGTTCGTCTGCAACGTCAAAAAGAGTCTTTTGTCTTGGTTGATCGTCTTGATCTATTTTTTCAATTTCAGAAACTTCTTCAGGAGTAATCTCTAGAAGCTCAAGTCTTGTTTTCTCTTCTTCTGTAAGTGGACGCAAAGCCATAACTTATACTACTGGAAATGTAATCCATTTATTAAGTTCGTCTGGTAAATAAAATGACTTGTCATTGGCTTCTCTAGCTTCTTTTTCTTTTCCAAGAAGAATTTTATAGTAGTCTAATAAGTTTCCTGCTCCACCTGTACCAGGAATAGCTCTTTCTTGATCTTGGTATGCAGGAGGAAGTTTGCCACCTGTTTGATTTATAAAAAGTTGTAGAGCTTTACCAAACTTTCCGTCTTGAGCTTTAACTGCTTCATCCCATTGGTTTTGTAAAAGTTCTCTTTCTTCTTTTTGTTTTGTTATTTCTTGTAAAGAAAAGGCTTCTGATTCTTTAGCTGTCAAGTCAAAGTCTAACTCTCCACTTGTAGTGCCTGCTCTTGCTTGTGCATTAAGTATTGCTTTTTGTATATCTATTTCCCCTACTAAAGCTTTGTCTAATGCTGCTGTCTCTGCTTGTTTTCCTGCTGTTAATCCAGCAAGGTATCTACCAGAAGGTGATCCAACTGTCGCTACACCTGCACGAGCTGCTGCTCCTATTTGAGGAGCTAATGTTCTTCTTTCTGCTTGCAATTCTTCAAGTTTAGATAAGTCTATTTGCGAACCAGCTGTAGCTTGATCTTGTTCTAGTTTGGCTATTCGAGCTCTTCTCATAAAAAATTCTTGTATGTCTGGACTATATTTATTCCATTCCTCTAAAGGAAATCTACCTTCTCCAAAAAACTCATCTAGTTGTTCTTGAGTTAATACGACTCCGCCACTTTGCATGCCAGGAACGTCTGTCATAAACTCAGCAAGAAACTGTTCAGTAAACAGTTGGTCCTCAGGATCTACTTTGTCTACTTTAAATTGTTTGCGTAAATTGTTTAGTTGATTGTTATAGGCTACGCTCATGCTTTTTAAATACTTGCCAATATTTTCTACACCCGCTTTTGATATGTAATTATCTATCTCAGATTTAAAGGTTGCTTTTAAATCATCTACGGCCATTCTAAAACCATCAGGTCCTTGGTCCATCGTTGCTTCTTCTTTGACCTCTACCTTTTCGTCCATCATAGGCATTGGCATATCAGGGACATCTGGATTACTAACAGAAGCCATCATGTTTAATGACGCGTTTAATTCATTATCACCTTCTTCAAATAACTGTGTTTGGGGGACGACACCGCCTGTTTCCATACCAGGGTAAGGTACAGAACCGCCAGCCATCATAGGTACAGGATCAAGGCCAGACATGATACCTTGCTCTCTATTAGAGAACATTTTTCTTTTCTTCCACTGCTCGTGCATTAACCCATGCCTCCGAATAGTTGAAGAAGACTAGCTAATCCAGCTAACTGATTAGATTGTCCAGCAGGTTGTGTAGAAACACCTGTTTGATCTACGCCTGGTAAATTAATATTTCCTCCGCCAAGAAGATCCATAATACCTTGCATAGGATCGTAGGTATTGGCAATAGGATTAAATGTAGTAGTAGATCTAGTGGTAGGTAACAGTCCTAACATGCTTTGTAAATTTTTCAAACGTTGCGTAGGTTCTGCCGATAATCTATTAGCCGCATCAAACTGTGCTCCATACATTTGATTTTGTATGCCTCTGCCTGTTCTGCCTAATCCTTCAAAAGCGTTAATTTGTTTTAGTAAATTACTTTGACCAGTTGTTCCTAGATTAGCAAAACCTGTTCCTAGCCCAGCAATACCTGTTCCTAAGTTACCGTATTGACCAGCTACGTTAGAAAGTCCTGAACCAAATTGTCCAAGTTGTCCGCCTAGTTGTCCTAGTCCTGAACCAAACGATCCAAGCTGTCCGCCTAGTTGTCCTAGTCCTTGACCTGCTGTCATTGCAGCACTTCTTGCACCTTCAAAACCTCTTGAACGTATGCCACCAATCGCTTCCGCTGCGCCTCGACCAAATGCTCTTTCCCTTTCTTGTTCCATTAACCTGCCACGAGAGCCGCCAAATGCGCCTCTACTTACAGCTTGTGATCTGTCTGCAACACCTTGTTTAGCACTTCGTTCTTGTAAGTCTGACAGTGTCTGCTGGACAACATCTTGTTCATAAGGATTGTAAAAAGAACTAGCGGCTCCTGGTCTATAATAATCAGAAGCTTGTCCAGTTAACTGTGTGCCTAGTCCATATAGTCCTGTGCCTTGTCCTACTAATCCTGTTCCTTGTCCATACATGTCTTGTGCTCCAGCCAGAGCTCCTTGTCCTTGACGTGCAACGCCTAACCCTTCTTGCATCATTTGTCCGCCTTGTTGTATGTATGGGGTAAACCCACCAAGGCCACCAGCTAATTGTCTGGCTTGCATTTCAAACGGATCCAATCCTGCGTATTGTTGTACAGCTACAGGTGTTGGTGTTCTAGCTAAACCAAACGCGGATTCTAAAAATCCACGGCGCATGGCCTGAGCAGATGGCTCTTCATACGTAGCAGTAGTTGAAGGACCTTGACCTCTTGCTGTACCTGTAAAATAACTTTGATTAACTGCCATTAGCTCATCCTCTCTGCTTGTTTCATTAGACTGTATAAGTTTTTAGCGCCTATATTATCAGTAGCTTTTCTTGTCATAACAAACTCACCTGGTTCTAGTCTTGCTAGTGTTATGTCTCCAGGTCCTTCGTTCATAGATGCTAAACCACCCTGTTTCATTTCAGGTGGTGGTGCATTAGCGTAACCTACACCTGGCATTAGTGCAGGTTGTAAGTTAAAAATTCTGTAGTCAGGCATACTGCCTAATCCTTGATCACCATAAGCTTCTTGTCCAATTGGTACTTTTATATCGTCTTTTCTTTGTTCTTTCAGCTGGTTATACAAAAGCAATTGTCCTATAGGTGAGTTAGCAAAGTCTGTAATGCCTCCGCCTACTGAACTCATAATTCCTTGAGCTTTGTTTTTGCCTTTTTTACCGCCAACAAGACCTAGAATAGTATCTAGTAAAGTACTGGATGTGTCCGCATTTGCTATTAGATCTTGTGTAGAGTCCATAAACAAATCGGGATAAAGTTCTTTTACAGTATCGTCATAGTTTGTATTCTCATTAAATAAATTATCATAAACATCGCTAAAATCTACGCCAGGTTTGTAGTCAAAGTCTAAATTAGCTATGCCATCATCATCGCTACCAAACAAATAACTGTAATCATCGTCGCCAAACAAACTTGAAACATCAAAGTCCAAAGAAGTTATACCAGAGTTGCTAGGATCATAATCAAAATTTAAATTAACTGCACCATCACCAGAATCGTCAAACAGGTAGCTGTAATCTGTTGTATCGTCGTCTTTAAAAAGATCGTCTAAAAAATCAAAATTGTATGACATAACATTACCTATATTATCGTTTTTTCTATTCGTTGTCTTGTTTGTTAGAAGCCCCAAAGTAAAAAGATATGATAGCACTTGCTAAACCACCAAGGTATCCGAGCACTAAGTTAACCAAAGCCTCTGAGTTGGCTTCTGGGGGCATAAGGGTGATAAGAAATATATACCCTAAAAAACCACCTAATGTAGCAATACCTATAATTTTTGCTGTCCAATCTTTACCAAACTTAGTTCTTGCGTCTTGTACATCTGCTGTTTCCAATGCAAATAGATCTATATCTAGCTTTTTCATCTGGACTTCAAAATCAGCTTCTACTTTCTTTAACTGCGCTAGTTGCTCAGGAGTAGCTGTCTCCATGGCCTTTTGTATTTTCTTTGGCTCAGGATCGCATCCTAATACTTCGGAAATCATATTTGCAGCCATACCGCCCATAGGCCCACCTAATGCGGTTCCTATTGTTGGAGCTACTGTACCTACTAACGTTTTTAATAATCCTAGTTTCATTAACACTTCCACCTTCTGCGCGCTTGCCTAATCCTTGAATTAGGGTTGTTTCTAGTTTTAGCAGAGCTCTTTTTGAGCTGGCCCGCAGATCTTGCGCAATAAGATTTACGTCGTTTGGCTGCCTTACTACCTTTCTTTACTTTACCTGTTACCGCAGTTTTTAACTTTGATCCAGGGTTGGCTTTCCTATAGGCTTTTACACCTTTCTTAGTCATGCCAGCGCCAGACTTAGTAGGACGGTAGTTACCGCCTTTACCAGTCGTTTTGCGTATTGGCTTAGCTTTTCTTGCCGCCACGTTTCTTTAATTTCTTAAAGTCCGCACCTGTAATTTTATTACGAGGTTTAGCAACTCTAGCTAGTTTCTTTTGTTTTGAGGATAACTTCTTAGCCATTATTTTTCCTATAGTAATTTAGTTTTTTTCCTGCGATCGTTTGCTACTGCACCACAACCTTTACTTTGCACTGCGGTTGCACTCGGCATAAAAACACCGCCGTCTTTCATTTTTTTAGCTGTTTTTGCTGCATCTGTAAAGTCCTGAGCACTTGGAGCACCTTTAGCTCCTGGTTTTCTCATCTTTTCTCCTGAGCCTGCTGCTATACGTTTCTTTTTTGCATGTATATTTGCATACAATCCTGGTTTAGCCATTATGGTCTCCTTAATGATTTCTTATAGTTTGACACAGTTTGTGTTTTCTTCTTAGTTTTTTTAGCCATTCAACATTTTCTCCCTAAGCCTTACAGCTCGGTCTCCAACCTGGGTTGCCCATTTGCTGTCCATCATTTCATCAGCAGCTGTTTCCCAATCTTCGTTTCTTGCAGCGGCTAAAAACTTTTTAAATTTGCTTAATCTAGGATAACCTAGATTAAAACACATGTTAGCTAGTACGCGCTGTCTTGTATCGTTAAGACCGCGCCACCACTGCATGTTTTTATCCAGTTCTTTGCATACGATGTCTACGTCTGCATTTAAACAATCCTTAACTCTTTCTTCTGATACAGGTGTTCCTAAAGGTTGGTCGTGTTCTTTGTCTCTTTCTGTAATTAAATGGCCTACACCAAATGTAGCGTATCCAAGATGATCATTATAAATCTCATGAATAACACCTTCATCTAACATAAGCTCTTCTAATAATCTAACTCTGTCCATCATATCGTTATTGTTGTAGCTCCACCCGTTGACACTGTTATTTTGCCTAAAGAAGCAACGCCTTCTACCCCGAACTGTTCTCCCTCGTATAGTGTTATCCATTGTTCACCATTCCATAGTTGTAGTTCTTGCGCTGTTAAATTCCATATAATGTCGCCTTGTTGGAATTTGTTTTCATTACGCTGTGTTTCATTAACCGAAAGAGTAGCGTCTAAATCTACCTTATTAAGGCTAAGTTCTAATACTCTAACTAACCTGTTAAATGTATCAGGAGATATTTCGCCTATGGCTATTGGAAGTCTTGTTTCTAGAATTTTAGCCATTATCTTCTACCATTTACTTTGAGGTCCATACGAGTAGCTCCAACTCTAAAACCAACTCCTAATCTTGCTCCTAGACTATTATCATCGTCAGACTCAATCCTAAGTGCTGCTTGTCTGGCCCTAAGTCTAGTATCTATTTTTGTAGTAGTTGCTGTGCAAGTGTTTGTCGAGTCGGTAGCTAAGCTTTCGCCTGGATAGTTTCTTTGTTTCAATACAAAGTTAATTGTCTGGCCTGAACCACCGTCGCCTGTAAATTTAACATCAGGAATAATTTTGTTAATTGATTGAAACTGCTCTCCGTTTCCTAATGCAAAGTCGCTGGATTCTATAAACACATTATCCATTGGAGAACCATCATCATCGTTACCTGTTTCATGATTATATAAATATCCTACATCGTTTGTGCTGTACGTAGCCATAGGAGTATTAAATATACCTTCGTCCAACCATGAGCTTCTTGTAAGTTGTCCTATGCTCCAGGCTCCATCCTCATAGTTATATACAACATACCTATTAATAACTTCAGAATCAGCTGAGCAATAAAACCATCCTACTTCATCAAACTCTTTGTTTACAAAACCAAATACCTGAAAAGCTTGTCCTTGGTTAAAATCGCTAAAGACATAATTTTGAACAGTACAAGAAATATCTTGAACAGCACCTGAATAAGTATAAAAACCTTTTTTATCCATCCAAAATATACCTTTGGGTGTATTGACAGCTCCATTTGGAGAAATTAATCCAACACCTTCATTAACTAAATTTATACCAAATGTAAAAGGCTGACCGATAAAAGACATTGAATACAAAGCGGTATCTGTCCAAATTAAAGTTTCTTGTCTTGCTCTAATAGCTCCGATAATTTGTGATCCTGCAGAAAGTCTAAAAGATCCTGCGGTATTGGTAGCTAAAGGTTCCCAAACGGCTGCGTTTTCTTGGTCGCTCCAAGCAACCAACATAGGGTCTAAAGCTCCTGATCGCGAGCTTCCTGATATTGGATCAGCGCCTAAACAAACAACGTGTCTATCAATGTCACTGACTAACACTTGCAAGGCTAAAGTAGGAGTTAAGTTTGCTCCTGACAGACTTGTTAAAGGTATTGCTCTAGTCGTTCCTAATGTAGCTGCGCTAGTGTCAAAATAATATATGCCACCTGCTCGTACATTCATGATTAGATCTTCACCAAAATTATCATGAGACCATAGACGTAATTGATTAGCACTTGTTAAGGCTGTTGTTGAGCCCCAAGTTCCTGCACCCCAAGTTCCTGCACCCCATCCTGAAGACTCTACATAAGTATCTAGTCCTACGTTAATTTGATACGCTCCTACAACAGAACTTCCGCCGTTACCACTATCACTACCGTTAGCTGTTACTGTTGCGCCAGAAGTATCTTTAGCTGTAATCGTATAAGTGTTTGTTCCTGTAACTAAAAGTATTTGGTATTCTTGATTCAAAACTGTAGCGGTTACAGTCCCACCTAAACTAGCAGCACCACTGAACGTGACAAAATCATCCGTTACTGCGCCATGGTTTGTGTCGGTAATTGTAATAGTTGAACTACCGTTAGTTGCTGCAAAGGTTACATCGCCTGCAGATGTGGTTTCTCGAAGAGGAGTAATATCATAAAAGTTATCTCCTTCTTTTATGTAATACTTCCATGTAGCACCTAAACCTAAATATCTTGTTAAAGATAGATCTACCCAAGCATGAAGAGCTCTAACTGTAGATTGATATGTGCTTAAAGTAGCCTTAGCCCATCCACCAATTTTTTCTGGAAGGCCTTTGCGAAATCGAACAAGATTAGCGTCAAACCATCCGCCATCATTAGAATAGTCTGTTCCTTCGCGATTTATTCCTGGTCGAAATATAAATTTTTCTAATGCCATCTTTCATTTATATTAATTTGTCTATACCTAAAGAAGCAGCTGTTAGGCCATACAAGCCCCACATAATATACTCAAGTCTTCTAAACTTAGCAGATCCTTCGTCTAATCTTTTCTCTATGTTTTCATAGCGAATAGCGCACTCTTTTTCATGTGTGCTAATTTGATGTATTGCGTCTTTAGCTGTAGCCATTATTTTTTCTTTTTAGGTCTTCCTCTTTTTTTCTTTTTTACTTGTACTGTTGTGTAAGCTTCATTAACGTCTGGAGTAGATTTATCATCTGCAACAAACTTTCCTTCGTCTGTTCTAGCTCTTACAGTTTCTTCTTCAACACCTCTGACTTTTAGCCAAAAGTTTTTCATAGTGTCGTAGTACGTTTTTGGAAGCCAGTTCATTATTGCACCTCTTCAGGTTCTTCTATCACTTCTAAAGTACTTTGATAACCAACTAAAGCTGTAACTCTAATATCTAATTGATATTGTAGTTGAGCCATTTGCTCTCTAAGATTTTGAATCTCTTGTTGCAAAGTTTCTGTATAAGCAATTCTTTGTTGTAATTGAGGGTCTACAGGTTGTTCTGTAGTTTCAGTTGTTACTTCTTCAGTCATTTTTTATCCTTATGAATTAGCTGATATATAAGCTTTACCCGTTGTAACTCCGCCACTACAAGTAGTTTTTTTACTTGAAGACGAGCCTACTACGTTAGGTGTATCATCTGCTGCGTCAACAGGTTCATAAGCTAAGATAGTTTCTAAGTGGTCCACATTACGTTGTACCATTTCATTTATCTCGGCTTGTGTCATAGTTGTTGTATCAGCTTCTGCTGAACCACCAACATACGTTGATTTTTTACCATTCGTATTGATGTCGTTGATAAGCGTTACGCTATCTGTTGCTGCTGTTAGCACTTCTGCTACTGTTTGAGCCATATTATTCTCCGTTTAATTATCCTTCTAACGCTGCAACTCTAGTAGTTAAAGCATCTATTTTATTATCAGCTTCTTGCAAAGC